TGCCCCAGGACATGGCCGATGCGGTACCGGAGAAAGAAGGCGTGTTCCTGCCGTACCAGCAGCGCTGGTTCGACGACACCAGCCAGATCATGATCGCCGAGAAGTCGCGCCGTACTGGTCTCACCTGGGCCGAGGCCGGGCGTAACGTGATCAACGCCGCCAAGCCCCGGCGCCGTGGCGGCTGCAATACCTTCTATGTGGGCAGCAAGCAGGAGATGGCGCTGGAGTACATCGCCGCCTGCGCGCTGTTCGCTCGCGCGTTCAACGAGATGGCCCAGGCCGACGTCTACGAGCAGACCTTCTGGGATGATGGGCGCCGCGAGGAGATCCTCGCCTACATGATCCGCTTTCCGAAGAGCGGCTTCAAAATCCAGGCGCTCAGCTCGCGCCCGAGCAACCTGCGCGGTCTGCAGGGCGACGTGGTGATCGACGAGGCGGCATTCCATGAGTCCTTGGAAGAGCTGCTCAAGGCCGCGCTGGCGCTGACCATGTGGGGCAACAAGGTACGGCTGATCAGCACCCATAATGGCGTGGACAACGCGTTTAACAGCTACATCCAGGACGCACGCGAAGGCCGCAAGGATTATTCGATCCACCGCATCACCCTGGACGATGCCCTGGCCCAGGGGCTGTATAAGCGCATCTGCTACGTCACCAACCAGGAATGGTCGCCCGAAGCCGAGAAGCAATGGCGCGACAAGCTGTACAAGAACGCCCCCAACGTCGAGTCGGCCGAGGAGGAGTACGGCTGCGTACCGAAGAAATCGGGCGGCACCTACCTCAGTCGGGTGCTGATCGAGCAGGCCATGGTCGATGATCACTCCATCCGCATCTACCGCTATGAGGCGCCCGAGGGCTTCGAACAGTGGACGCCTGAGATGCGCGAGGCCGAGGTGCGCGCCTGGTGCGAGGAGAACCTGGCGCCCGAACTGGCGCGCCTGAACTCGCGCAACCGCCATACCTTCGGTGAAGACTTCGCCCGCCGTGGCGACCTCACGGTGTTCACCCCGCTGCAGATCGATCCGCTGCTGCGCAAGCGCGTGCCCTTCGAGGTCGAGCTGCGCAACCTCACCTATGAAGCCCAGCGCCAGGTGATGTTCTTCATCTGCGATCGCCTGCCGCGCCTGAGTGGCCTGGCGTTCGATGCCACCGGCAACGGCGGGTACCTGGCCGAGCAGGCGGCGCTGCGCTACGGCGCCGGCATTGTCGACCAGGTGCAACTCAGCCTGGCCTGGTATGCGCTTTGGATGCCCAAGCTAAAGGGCGAGCTGGAGGCCTTCAACCTGCAGATTGCCCGCCACCAGACCCGCCTCGACGATCTGTTGTCGATCAAAGTGGACAAGGGTGTGCCGGTTATCGAGAAGGGCCGCACCAAGGATCTGCAGGCGCAGGACAGCAAGGCCAAGCGCCACGGCGACAGCGCCGTATCGCTGGCCATGGCGGTGCGGGCCAGCTTTATGGAAGGCGGCGCCATCGAGTTCACCGCACTGCCGCGCCACAGCCGTGGCTTCGATAACGTCGACGACAACGACTCCGACCTCACTCTCCCGGAACCTTCAGCATGGTGACCACATCCCGCATCCTGGGCCCCGATGGCCAGCCGATCCAACTGGCTGAGATCCGCGAGCCGCAGACCGCCCACCTCACCAGCCTGCACCACGAAGTGGGCAACCACCCCTCGCGCGGCCTGACGCCGAGCAAGCTGGCGCAGATCCTCGATCAGGCCGAGCAAGGCGACGTGATCGCCCAGTACGAGCTGTTCGAGGACATCGAGGAGAAGGACGGCCACGTGTTCGCGGAGATGGACAAGCGTCGCCGCGCCGTCGCCCAGCTGGACTGGCAGATCGTGCCGCCGGACAACCCCACGGCCAAGGAGAAGGAAGCCGCCGCTGCCCTGCAGTCGCTGCTGGCCGGGCTGGATGACTTCGAGCTGATGCTGTTCGACGTGACCGACGCCATCGGCAAAGGCTTTGCCTGCCTGGAGTTCGACGGCTGGCACCGTGTCGATGGTGACTGGCTGCCGCGTGCGATCGATCACCGGCCGCAGACCTGGTTCCAGCTCACCCGTGGCGAACGCCGTCAGGAGATCCGCCTACGCGGCTCGGTGGGCGGTGAGCCCCTGCAGCCGTATGGCTGGATCACCCACGTGCATAAGTCCAAGAGCGGCTACCTGGAGCGCAGCGCGCTGTTCCGCGTGCTGGTGTGGCCGTACCTGTTCAAGAACTACAGCGTGGGCGACCTGGCCGAGTTCCTTGAGATCTACGGCATCCCGATGCGCGTGGGCAAATACCCAGGCGGCGCCACCGAGAAGGAGAAGCTGACCCTGCTGCGTGCCCTGGCCCAGCTCGGTCACAGCGCCGCTGGCATCATCCCGATCGGCATGGAGATGGACTTCCTCAACGCCGCCGAGGGTGACCCGGCTGCGTTCAAGCTGATGATCGACTGGTGCGAGCGCACCCAGAGCAAGGCCATCCTGGGCGGCACGCTCACCAGCGGTACCGGCGATGGCACCAACACCAACGCCTTGGGCAACGTGCACAACGAGGTGCGCCTCGACCTGCGCGACTCCGACGCCAAGCAGCTGGCCGCCACCATCAGCCGTGACCTGGTGTACCCGATCGCCGTGCTCAACGGCCTGGCTGACAGCTGGAAGCGCTGCCCGCGCCTTGTGTTCCCCACCCAGGAACCCGAGGACCTGAAGGCCTACGCCGATTCGCTGCCGCAGCTGGTCAAGCTGGGTTTCAAAATCCCGCGCCAGTGGGCCCAGGAGAAGGTGGCCATCCCCGAGCCGGCCGACAACGAGGACGTGCTGCAGCTGCAGGCCGAGCCATCGGCGCCGACGCCACCCGAGCCGCCTGCAGTGCGTGCGGCGGCTACCGCACAGACGCCGGCCACCACCGCCGCCGATCGCCTGGACGATGACCTGCAGCCGCTGACGGGCCAATGGATCGCGCGCATCCGCCAGCTGGTGGAGCGGGCCGAGAGCCTGGAGCAGATCCGCGATGGCCTGGCCGAGCTGCTGCCGGACATGACCCTGGAGCAGTATGCCGAGGCCATGGCGCAGGCGCTGGCCGCCGCTGCCCTGCAGGGGCGCCTGGACATCGTCCAGGAGGCCGCCAATGGCCGTTAGCGCCACCTCGCTGCCGTTCCGCGAGCAGAACGAGTTCCTGCGCCGCAAGCTGAACCTGCCCACCAACGGCTGGACGGACGTATACGGCCGCGAGAACGACTATGCCTTCGTCGTAGCCGGCGCCAACCGCAACGACCTGGTGGCCGACTTCCACCAGGCCGTGCAGCGCGCCATCGAGGGTGGCACCACCCTGGAGGCGTTCCGCCAGGACTTCGACCGCATCGTGGCCAAGTACGGCTGGAGCTACAACGGCGGCCGCAACTGGCGCTCGCGAGTGATCTACGAAACCAACATGCGCAGCAGCTACATGGCCGGCCGCTATGAGCAGCTGCTGGCCGTGCGCCAGGAGCGCCCGTTCTGGCAGTACCTGCACAGCGATGCGGTGGAGTTCCCGCGCGAGGAGCACGAGGCCTGGAACGGCATGGTGCTGCGCTGGGATGACCCGTGGTGGCAGTACCACTTCCCGGTCAACGCCTGGGGCTGCCAGTGCAGCGTGCGGGCCCTGAGCTATGACGACCTGGTGCGCATGGGCAAGACGGGGCCGGACACCGCGCCGCCCATCGTGTTCGAGCAGCGCACCATCGGCCAGCGCAGCCCGCAGGGCCCGCGCACCGTCGAGGTGCCGGTGGGCATCGACCCCGGCTTCGAGCACATTCCCGGCCAGTCGCGGCTGGAGAGCCGGGTGCCGGTACCGCGCGCCGGTGAGGAACTGATCCCCGCGGCCACGCCAGGCCTGCCCAATCGCCCGGCGCCGGATGCGCTGCCGGTACCGCGCGTGATCGACCCCGAGACCCTGCCGCCTGCCGGCATGAGCGATGCCGAGTACGCCCGCCGCGCGCTCGATGCTTTCGGCGCCCAGCTCGATGCCGCCGAGCTGGTGACCGACGTCCTGGGCGAGCGCATCGCCGTTGGCCCGTCGATGTTCGAGCAGCCCTCGGGCGCACCCGCCGTGCAGGGCCAGGGCGAGCTGCTGCCGCTGCTGGCGGAAACGCTGTTACAGCCGGACGAGATCTGGACGCGCCTGGAGTACTCCGAGCCGCTGCGCAAATCCCAGGTGCTGCGCCGCTACCTGGGCCGCTTCAACCTGGGCCAGCAGCTGACCCAGCTGGTGGTAATCGAGCTGGCCGGCAACGCCTGGAGCTGGGACATCGAGCCGGACCGCAACGGCCTGGCCGAGCTGGTGCGCCAGGGCGTGCGCCTTTACCGGCGCGAGGAGTGAGGTATGGCCGGGGCTACTCTGGAGTTCGACGCCGTCGCGGCGCTGGCCGTGGTCAACGAGGCCGCGGCCGCGCTGGCCGACCCCAAGCCGATGCTGCGCGATATCGGCGAGTACCTGCTGATCGCTCACGACCAGCGCTTCGCCAGCCAGTCCTCGCCGGACGGCACGCCGTGGCAGGCGCTGTCGCCTCGGTACCTCAAGCGCAAGCGCAAGAACCCGGACAAGATCCTGGTGCTCGATGGCTTCCTGAAGAACACCCTGCGTTACCAGGTGGGTGACAACGAGCTGCTGTTCGGTACCAACCGCATCTATGGCGCCATCCACCACTTCGGCGGCGGCATCGACGTCGCCGCGCGCAGCCAGCAGGCCTACTTCCGCCAGGACGGCAAGAGCGGCGAGGTGGGCAACCTGTTCGTCAGCAAGCGCAAGAGCAACTTCGCCCAGTGGGTGACCATCGGCGCGTACACCATCCAGATCCCGGCACGGCCTTGGCTGGGTATCAGCGACGACGAAAACTACGCCATAGCCGGCATCGCAACCCGATACATGGTGCCGAGTGGGGCATAACGCCAGAACGCGCCAGGAAGGCCTATAACGCCCTCTGGGGGCTGCCGTTGTATGCGTCAGGGCAGCACTTGCCGTTTCCGGGGCTGTTTGGGCGTTTATAAACACAGTGGGCGGGGTGGCGGTGGTTCACCTTCGCGCGTATCGCTACAAAACTCCCCGCCGAAAGATTTTTGCCCCGTCAAAATTACTTGGCCGGCCTGCAGCGCCAAGCTGCCGGCATGAAGACAAAACGCCTCCCTCTCGCCGTTGCACTCGCTGCCTGCAGTTTCGTACTGGGGGCACCGGCTGCCGACAACACCATCTGGGTTCAGGTGACCCCGGCTGGTCACTTTCTGCCGGCTGATGGCCGCGAGATCAAGGTGCCGTCCTGGCATATCAACCAGGCGGTGGCCACCAAGGTCATCGAGCGCTTCCACGCCCGCAAGAACAAACGCGTGGTCGACTACGAACACCAGACTCTGCTCAAGGAAGAGAACGGCCAGCCCGCTCCAGCTGCAGGTTGGTACCAGGCCCTGGAGTGGCGTGAGGGCGAAGGCCTGTTTGCCCAGGTGCAGCTGACTGCCCGCGCCGCGCAGTACATCGCCGAGGGCGAGTACCAGTATTTCTCCCCCGTGTTCCTTTACCACCCGACCACCGGCGACGTCCTGGACGTGCAGATGGGCGCGCTCACCAATGCCCCGGCAATCGACGGCATGCAGGAACTCAGCCTGCGCGCCGCCGCGTCGTTCGGCTGTTTCGATGACTCCCCAGAGGAAAACCCCGTGAACCAATTGCTGCTGGCGCTGATCGCCGCCCTCGGCCTGGCCGAGACCACCACCGAAGAGCAGGCAGTCGCCGCGCTCTCCGCCCATACCACCAACCTGCGCAAGCTGCTGGGCCTGGATGAAGGTGCCGTCTTCGGCGAGGCCCTGGTGGCCGCCTGCACCGGTCTCAAGGCCAAGGCCGCCATCAGCGTCGACCCGGCGCAGTTCGTGCCGCTGTCGGTCGTCGACGGCATGAAGGCCGAGCTGGCCGCACTGACTGCCCGCCTGGGCGAGCGCGACGAGAAGGATCTCGAAGGGCAGATCGCCGGCGCCCTGGAAGACGGTCGCCTGCCCAAGGCGATGGAGGATTGGGCGCGTGACCTCGGCAAGAGCAACCGCGCCGCGCTGACCGCCTACCTGGACAAGGCCTCGCCGATCGCCGCGCTGGCCGGCAGCCAGACCCGCGGCGAGCCGCCGGTGGCGGACGAGAAAACCGGTCTCACCCAGGACGAGCTGGCGGTTTGCTCGGCCATGGGGTTGACCCACGACCAGTTCAAAGCCGCGAAGGAGGCCTAAGCCATGCCCGCGCTGACCAAAGACCGTAATACCGTGCGCCGCGATGGCGTGCAGTTCTCCGACCCGGTGGCTGCGGCTACTCGCATTTTCGCGGGCTCGCTGGTGTGCCTGGATGCCTCGGGCAACGCCGTGCCGGGCTCCACTGCCACCACCCTCAAGGCCCGCGGCCTCGCCCAGGAGCAGGTCGACAACTCGGCCGGCGCCGCCGGTGACCTGCGCATCGAAACTCGCCGTGGCGTGTTCCCGTTCGCCAACAGCGCCGCGGCCGACGAGATCACCCGCGCCGATATCGGCGCCACTGCCTACATCGTCGACGACCAGACGGTCGCCAAGACCGATGGCACTTCCACCCGCTCGGCTGCCGGGACTATCCGCGATGTGGATAGCGATGGCGTCTGGGTCGAGATCTAAAGGAGCAAGACTCAGATGATCATCAACCGCGCAAACCTGCAGCTGCTGTTCACCGGCTACAAGGCCTCTTTCCAGAACGCGTTCGCCGGGGTCAAGCCGGACTTCATGCCGTTCACCCTGGAGGTGAATTCGGTCAACTCCGTCGAGCAATACGGCTGGCTGGGCAACAGCACCGCCTTCCGCGAGTGGCTGGGCGACCGGGTGATCCAGAACCTGGCGCTGCACGACTACAGCATCAAGAACAAGTCGTTCGAGAACACCGTGGGTGTGCCGCGCGAGAACATCGAGGACGACAGCTACGGGATCTTCAACCCGCTGATGGGCCAGCTCGGCCAGGACTCGGCCAACCATCCGGCCTCGCTGATCTACGAGCTGCTCGCCGGCGGCTTCACCGGCAAAGGCTACGACGGCCAGTTCTTCTTCGATACCGATCACCCGGTGACGAACAAGGCCGGCGCGGAAGGCAGCGTCAGCAACTTCCAGGGCGGCGCCGGCACCGCCTGGTATCTGCTCGACACCAGCCGGGTGATGAAGCCGCTGATCCTGCAGAAACGCAAGAACTACAACTTCGTCTCCATGGACAAGGAGACCGACGAGAACGTGTTCATGCGCAAGGAGTACATCTACGGCGTGGACGCGCGACTGAACGCCGGCTACGGCCTGTGGCAGTTGGCCCATGGCTCCAAGGAAACCCTCGACGCCAGCGCATTCAACGATGCGTTCGCGGCTATGCAAGGCATGACCGGCGACCGCGGCAAGAAGCTGGGCATCAAGCCGACCCTGCTGGTGGTGCCGGCCAGCCTGCGCGCCCAGGCACTGGAGATCGTCCAGGCCGAGCGCGGTGCCAATGGAGCCACCAACATCAACCGCAACGCCGTCGACGTGCTCGTCACGCCGTGGCTGTAAGGGGGTGATGCATGGCCCGTAAATCGACCACCAAGCCGCCTGCGAAGGCGCCCGCCAAGAGCGCAGAAAAGGCAGCCGCTACGGCTGCCCCTGCGGCCGCCGAACAGCTGGCCACCCAGCCGGCGGCACCTATCGAAACCGCACCACCGGCTGGATTCACACCGGCTGGCGGTACCGAACAACCCGTGAATCAAGTATCTGTTCTGGAGAACAGTTCCATGGGGCAGGATGCCCCGACCTATACCGATCAGGCCGCAGCCGATGCAGCGGCCACCACCAGCAAACCGGCATCTGCCGCACCCGAGGCGCCTTTGGGCGGTGCCGTTGTGACTGCACCAGATTTGGAGGCGCAGGCAGATGCACCGCCTGCAGGTGGCAATGCCACTGATGCTGTTGATGATCTGGAACTGGACGACGGCGAAGTCGAAGGCTTGTGGATCACCGCCATCCCCGAGCAGGGCTTCCGCCGCTGCGGCTATCGCTTTACCCGGGAAGGCTTCGGCATCGCCCTGGACGCGCTGACGGCCGAACAGATCGAACAGCTGGAGAACGAGCCCAACCTCAAGGTTGAGCGCGGGATCTTCTCCGGGCGTGTCGGCGAGCGCGTGAGCTGACCATGCAGTACATCACCCTCGACGACCTGGCCGAACGCCCCGGCGCCCGCGAGTTGGCCCAGGTGGCCACCCCGGAGCATGCGCGCCAGGTGGCCACCGACCTGATGGAAGCCACCCTGCGCGGTGGTGACCGCAGCGCGTGGCCGGCCGACCAGGTCGCCGTGGCGGATGATGCCCTGCAGCGCGTCCAGGACGCCGTCACCGAGGCCGAAAGCCTGATTGACGGCTACCTGGCCAAGCGCAGCTACCCGCTGCCACTCAGCCCGGTGCCGAAGCTGGTCACCGGCTGGGTGCGCGATATCGCCCGCTACCTGCTGCACAAGGATCGCGGCGGTAAAGAGGACAGCGACCCGATCGTGCGCAACTACAAGGATGCGCTGAAGTTCCTGGGCTTGATCGCCAAGGGCGAGTTCAGCCTGGGCGCTGAAGACCCGATCACCAGCAACCCTAACCAGCTCGACGTGCGCTTCGAGTCCGCGCCGAGCGTGTTCGATCGCACCAGCCGGAGGGCGTTCTGATGAGCTTCGCGCCCCTGGATACCTCGCTGATCGAGCAGCGCCTGCGCGAGCAGGTGCCCGAGTTCGAAGAGGTCAATGGCGCCGCCGCCTATCACACGCTCAAGGGCCTGCAGGACTTTCGCACCGGCACCTGCTACGTGGTGCTGGCCGCCGAGAGCAACCCGGCTGCCGATGCTGGCCAGCCGCGCCGCAAGGCGGCCGCCTCGGCGGTGTTCGGCGTGGTGATGTGCACCAGGAACTACCGCGACCCGCACGCGGAAGCGGCTATGGACGAGGCAACCATTTTTGCCGGCAAGGGCCGCGAGGCGCTGATCGGCTGGACGCCAGGCAACTGGTCCCCCTGCATCTGGCTCAAGGGTCAGGTGCTCGATAGCGACCAGGACCGCGTGCTCTGGATCGACGTTTACCACACCACCCACGTACTAGGGGGCACCCCGTGAGCAAGCAACCCGAAAACGCCGCCAAACCCGCCGCCAAGCCCGAGCTGTTCAAGGTGAAGCTGGCCAAGCCGCATAAGCATGCCGGCGAGGATCAACCCAAAGGCAAGACCATCGAAGTCACCGGCCCGGAGCGCGCCTTCCTGATTCGCGCTGGCGTGGTCGAGGCCCCTGAAACCACTGAAGGCGCCGCCCCGGCTGCCGAATAACGAGGTGCACAATGTCTGAGTCCTACTACTTCGGCCAAGGCAAGCTTTGGATTGCCGAGATCCTCGCTGGTGGTCTGCTGGGCCCCTGGATCTGGGTCGGTGACGTTTCCGAGCTATCTGGCCAGGGCAACGAAACCCGAGTTCAGCACCGCGAATCGTTCAGTGGCATCAATGCCATGGTGCGCGACTTCGGCAAAGAGACCGGCATGACCTGGTCCGCCACCATGCACCAGCTCGATGCCGACAACGTTGGCCGCTTCACCCGCTCGCGCATGAGTGCGCAGATCGCCGGTACCGTGACCGGTGAGGAGCTGCCGAACCCGGTGGCAGATGGTGACCTGATCGCGCTCGATCACATGAACGTGACCGACCTGGTCATCACCGACAGCCTGACGCCGACCCCGGCCGAGCTGGTGCGCGGTACCCACTTCGACTATGACGTGTTCGGCGATGTCGAGATCCTGACCCTGCCGACCTCGCCTGCGCCGACTCAGCCGCTGGTAGCCGCTTACAGCCATGGGGCCACCAAGCAGGCCGCCTTCCTGGCCGGTACCGACAAGAACTACGCGCTGAAGTACAAGGGCATCAACCTGGCCGAGAACGGGGCACCGATCCTGGTCGAGCTGTACAAGACCAGCGCCGGCCTGCTGCAACAGCTCTCGCTCATTACCAGCGGCAACCAGTTGGCCGGCTCGCCGGTCACCTTCACCACGCTGCTGGATTCCAGCAAGCCCGCCTCGGGCGACCTGGGTCAGTTTGGCCGCTTCGTTGAAATGGCTGCCTGACCATGGCTCAGCGCAAGAAGAAGCAAGGCATCATCAGCGCGCCCGAGGCCCCAGCGGCAGAAGGCGCGGATGACCTGCAGAAACTTCACCCCAACCTGGAGGCGAAGCTGAACGGCCGCATCGTCACCGTGCGTGAGTACGGTTTCGTCGAGGGCCTGCAGGTTCGCCAGCAGCTCAAGCCCTTCCTGGAGGGGCTGTACGAGCTGATCAAGGCCGAATCGGTGCCGCCCCTGGAACAGATCATGGAGCTGGTCGTTGCGCACCTGGATGACGTCCTGCAGGCGGTGGCCACCTCGGCCGACATCGAGGTCGAGGAGCTGCGCACGCTCAAGGACCAGGACGAAGGCGATGCCCTGCTTTACAAGTGGTGGACGGCCAACGGCCCTTTTTTCTATCGGCGCGCCCTAAGCCGGATTCTGGCCGAGCGTTACCGGGCGGCCGAGGCGGAAAAGCAGCGCGCTGGGCAGACGTCTATGCCTGCCTCATCCGCGCCGGCTACGGCGACGTCGAGCGAATAGGCCGCTACACCGAGCGGCAGATCCTGCTGCTGTTCGAGGCTGAAAAGCGCCGGCGGCGCACGGAGCGTGCCGAGATGCTGAAGGACATGAACCTGGCCTTCGCCGGTGGTGAGGCCGCCAACAAGCACTTCAAAGAGCTGTTGCCGTAGGAGGCACCATGAAACAGGCCATTGCCGAGCTGCAACGTACTGCAGAGATTGCCGAACATAACCAGCCTTACAGCGAAGCTGAAGGCGACACCGCCCAGGCCGAGCTGCAGCGCACCACCTCGCAGGAATGCCGCGAGGCGATCGAGCAGTTGAAAGGCGACTCTCCCGACCTGTAAGTAACACCCGAACCCTGGCGGCGGGTAACTAGCCGCCATCGACACAGCAAGGTGCATCTATATCGTTAGATGCGCCTGGCTGTGCATGCTTTTGCCTCGTCAAAATTACATCCTGCCCCGCGCGCGCGAGCATGTCGGCATCCCACCCATCTGGATGCTGACCGATGAACAATCGCGGTGATATCGAGTTTGCTCTGCGCCTCAAGACTGACCTGGAACAGGGTCAGCGCGAGTTGCAGGGGCTCGCCCAGTCCGTTGAGGACGTTGGCGCCGCGGCCACCACCACTAGCGCCCAACTGGGTCAGGTCGGCGAGACGGCCGACCAGCAGGCCGCGCGCATCCGCGTCATGGTCGAGGCCAGCCTGCAGCAGCAGGCCGCCGCCGATGGCATGGCCGCAAGCATCGAGCGCAGCTCCACCGCAGGCCAGGAGGCCAACCGCACCTGGCAGCAGACGGCGGCCGCGCAAACAGAGGCGATGAACGCCTACCACGCCGCCGAGCGCGCTGCCCAGGAGAAAGCCCAGGCCGACCTGCGCGCTGCCGAGGCCGCCGCTCAGGCCGCAGCGGCTACCGAGAAAGAAGCCCAGGAGCTGCAGCAGCTGCTCGGCAAGATCGATCCGGTTATCCGCAAGCTCGACGAGCTGGACAACATGGAGCAGCAACTGCGCCGCGCGCGCAGCTCGGGCCAGATCGACCTGGACACCTTCGACACCTTTAACGCCAAGCTCCAGGAGCAGCGCCAGCGCCTCGGCGGCACCACCGATGCCATGCGCGTCGCCGGCATCACCGCCGGCCAGTACCAGCAGGCCATCCGCCAGCTGCCGATGCAGATCACCGACATCACCACCAGCCTGGCTAGCGGCATGCCGATCTGGTTGGTGGCGGTGCAGCAAGGCGGGCAGATCAAGGATTCGTTCGGCGGCTGGGCCAACGCCGGGCGCGCGCTGGTCAGCACCATCAACCCG